AAGGCTTTCGACGGTCTGCAACTTGTTTTTGTCCAAGTCGCGGAAAACCCGCTTCAATCGGTTTATCTCTTTCTTGATTTTTTGATCTTTCGTTAAGTCCTTCTTTGTCGTCATAAATATCACCCCTTTTCCGGCGATACCCACACCCCTTTTTCGCGTACACCCGTTATGCGCGCGCCTGCGGAGTTTTTTTAACCTCCCGCCCTCGGTGTTCCACCCTCCCTAAATTCTCGGCGAATAGGGGGGAGTATCACGTTTCCGTTTTCGTCAAACGAATATCGCTTTTTCCGCTTTGATTTGTGATGTTCTTTGTTATGGCAATCTTGACATAGCGCTTCGAGATTATCCCACGAAAGCGCAATGTACGGATCGTTTACGTTCTGCTTCGTCAAGTATGTTTTGTGATGTGCAATCTTCGCGGCAACGGGATTGTGCGGCGTAGAACAGCGTTCGCACAAGTAGCCCTTCGATTGCAAGAAGGCATCACGGCAAGATCGCCACGCCTCACTGTTATAGAACTGCTCTGCCCACGGCTTCATACTCGCACCTTCCTTTCCCGCGCATAATAAAAGCGCCCTTCCGGATTGCTCCGAAAAGGCGCTATTCGTGCGCTTGCGTTTTGCGTAAAAATTCATCGTAAACAGTATAGCATATAAATATACCCCGTTCCACCCCTCGATATTGTCGCGATATTGTCACTTATTCGCCCGCCCTGCGCCTATACGTTGCCGCACTTACCGCCGCCGCGATCCCGAATACGCATACTGCCATATCGTTTACAATCTTGTTCCGCCATCTGCACGCGGTCTTTACACCTTTCAGAACGCCCGCTTCTTCAAGCTCGAAGGCTAATTCCTCCCACGTGTATGGCTTTCCATTCTCGCGCGGCTTGCCTTCGTAGTCCTCGCCGAAGTAGTACATACGAACCACGGTGAATTCCTTGCGGTCGCGGTAAAGGTTTATAGCCCTCTCCAGCCGCTCGAAGCCGTACTTTGTTTCCCGATACTGCCGCCTTTTTTTTTCCTGCATTTCTGCGATAATATCCGCTTCGGTTTTCTGCTCGTAATATCCTGTGCTTTTACTGCCCGCCGCGAAGGTCTTTCGCCCTGCGTGATATTCTACTTCGCAATAGCCTTCTTCATCGGCGACAAGTGCCGCCAGCTTCTTGTAGTTATACAAAAGTGTTTCCATAGCCTTGAAGTAATTCACATACGCGCCCGCCGTGTTTTTGTACGCTTCATAAGCGCCCGCGCGGGCGGCTTCGTTGATCGCTTCTCGTACCTCTTCGGAAATTCCCGCTTTTTTCTTCGCCATTTTCAGCCCTCCGTTTTCTGCCGTAGATAGTCGGTAATCACGCTTGCGGCTTCCTGCCATCCCTTGCAGATTGCCGCCGCGTATCCCTGTTTCAAAAGCCCGTTGATCCAGCGCACCTGTTCTTCGCTAATCCTTCCGCCGCGCTGTCGTTTAAGCTCAATGTATAGCCCGTGACTTGCCCCGCGTGCAACCGGAAGGCAAAGATCGGGAACGCCGGATTTCACGCCCTGCGCCCGAAGGCGTGCCGCTTCGATCTTGTTCCGGCTCCCGCCGTTCGGAACGTGGTACAAAAGCGCCAATTCCGGAAATCGCCCCGTTTGAAGTCTTGCCCACTCAAAAAGGGCAATTTGTTCTTCCGCCTCCGTAGGGATAGGGAAGGAAGGTGCTTTATTTTTCTGCATTTTGCGATCCCTCCCGTTCCCAATCCTCGAAAAAGAAAAACGGCTTGTTTTGCGCGATCGCTTCGCCAAACTCATATTTCGCGCCTTTGCTCTCTTTCCAATCCGGAAGGAAGCATACTTCGGCGCATTCATTCAGCATTGCGCCCGTCATTCGCATATAGGCTTCCCACGCGAAACCCTCCGAAGGCAATAGCGCCGGATTGACGACGATAAAACCGCCTTTTTCCAGCTTCTTCTGCGCTTCATAGAATTTTGAACGGTAGAACGGATCGCCCGTAATCTTTCCCGCAAGGTAAACTGTCTTTTTCTGCATCGTGTTTCCTCCCTTCGTCAAAACAGCTTTGTTTGTGCCGCCTTTTCCTGTTCCTCCAGCAGATCAAACAGGCGGATTTGTGCTTTCTCTGTTTCAAGCCGCTTGTTCGCCGCCTCAAAATACTTTGCGTTTATTTCAAAGCCAACGTAATCAAGCCCGCCAATCCTGTGGCAAGCGATAAGGGAACTTGCGCTTCCGGCGTGCGTGTCTAAAATCTTCATACCCTTTCGGGCAAATAGGGACAAAACCCATTCATACAGCTTCACGGGCTTCTGTGTTGGGTGTATTGTCCCTTCAATTTGCAATTCAACGCGGTTCAAGGTAAAAATCCGCGTCGGCGTGTCAAAGCTGGTGTATGCAAGCTCACAATCAGACATTGAAAGCCCGCGTTGCCCCTTATCCCATACAAGCCAGCCTTTGTGCGCCTGTTTCAGCACCGGAACAAAGTAATTCCCGCCCCAAATGATTTGATTTCGGGATACCCGTTCAAGCTCTCTGAAATATTCTTCTGACGGCGGTTCATTGTCCCAGCCTTCCCGCGAATGCTCTTTCCTGTTGTGCTTCGGATTTCTGCAAACGCGCTTCCGCTGTCCGTCAATCCCAATCCCGTAAGGTGGATCAACGATCGCAAGATCAAAGAAGCCGTCCGGAAACTCCTTCATTCCCTGCATACAATCCAGATTATAAAGCCTATTCAATTCAAGCAACGTCGATCGCCTCCTTCCGTTCTCTTTCTCCCACCCCTCCGCCCCTCCCGCTGGGAGGGGAACAGGCTCAAAGGAATAAAGCCCGCCCCGATCTGTTATGCACATTTCCCCAGCCTTCATTGTGGAAAAGTTGAAGCCGCCTTGATAGATTTTCTTTCCCCGCCGCTGTCCTGTTTTCTATCACTCACGGATCGCCCCGTAAAGGTCAAGCGGCTTTGCCGTGCTTCGCAACCTTGACGGGCTGATCCTCTCGTGATCTTCGATAAACAGGCGACGGGGAATAAATGAAAATCTATCTCGAAGGCTTCTTCTGTGATCGAAGCTATGCTTCGTCGCCAAACGTTACACATTTACAAGGCTTTATAAATGCTGATCCGAAATCAGCTTTTGCCGTCCTTTGCCGCTCGTTTGCGTTTCCGCTTCGGCGGCTCTAACACATACTTAAAATAAAGGTATCCATACTTTGTGCTTTTCGTTTCTACTAATATATAGCCCTTCGGCGGGCGCGGCGGCTTGCTCTCTGTGTAAACCCTTTTCGCAACGGTCGGCGTTTCCCGTTCCGGCTTCCGCGCGTTGCGCGTCTGCTTCCAACGGTGTCCGCCCTGCTCCGGTGTCCAATGGTCGAAAAGGTAATTCGCAAGCCCCGTGTAATCCTGTCCGTGATCTACGCCGTCGTAATAATTGTGTTCGCGTAGATGGTCGATCCGGACGATACTTCCGTAAATCCATTGTTTCTTGATCGCTTCTTCCGGTACGCCGTCCGAAAGCATATGCGCGTGAATTCTGTTCGTGTTCTTGCCGCGTCCTAAATAAATAAAGATCACGGCATCGGGGAAGGCGTATTTCAGCCGCCGCACGAATAGATCGCGTATCCGCTTCGCTTCCTTGAAGGTATGTACTTCGTTTTCGTTGTCCAGCGTCAGCGTGCTATATAATGAACGCGGGGAAAAGTTTTCATTTACCAGCCGCGCGTGTTTTCTTCTTGATATTCCGATCCGGTGTTGTTCCCGTTCTTCCTCTGTCTTAAATCGCGGGCGCGGTTCAGCCTTCTTTATATCGGTAAGCCTGTCCGATATGTTGAAAACTTCCTGTTCGCATACAGCGCCCGAAAATATCCTTCTTTTTACTCTCTGCATACGTCAAGCCGCCTTCCTTTGACAAGAAGCCACCTTCGTGCTATAATAACAAATGTATTGAATAGCCTTAAACGGCGCGCCCCTCAACGGGGAAGAACCGTCCTGTACGCCCATACAGGACGGTTCTTTTTTTGTCTATCCATTGTTAAGCCCTTCGCCTTGCACGAAATCTTCGCATTTCGTTTCTTCGCAAGGTTTGAAGCGCATTCCATCCGCACAACCGACGCACGGAAAAGGGCGTATCCCGTCCGGCGTGTATCCTTCGCGGATTTTCTCGCATTCCTCCAGCCGTTCGCATTGATCGCACCAGCACTTCCGGCAATCCCCAATTTCAGTTTTTACCGGATCACGCTTCAACGGCTCTTCGGTTTCGTGTACCTCTTTAATATCGTTTGCCGCCTCCATCACGTCGTAAGCGTCCATACCGTCTTTGAAGCCTCGAAGCAATGCGGCGAACATAAACCCGATTGCCGCGCCAGCTTCTTCAAGCGTTGCCGCGCCGATCTTGATTTCGTCCATTTCCGTTACCTCTCTTCCTGTCGATCCTGCAAGTGCGGATAATTGCCACGATTACGCAATATACGATCAGCACCGCCACCGCAATACAGGCGATCCCGCAAAGCAGGAAGAAGGCGTTTTGCATAAATTCAAACATTGTCATTGTGAATTACCTTCCTTCCTCGAAAACCTCTTCCGGCTGAATGTTCCACGCCGCCGCAATATGCTTCATCATATCCACCGCTTCGGCGCGCTTCTTCATATCCCCGTCAAGGTAAGATTTCAAGATTTCAGATTTCAGAACGCAAAGCGGGCGAACGCCCCCGAACCCATTCCACGCGTAGTTGTAGCTCAGCGAGCCGTCGGAAATGACGTAGCGGACGAATTTGGCGTACGACGAATAAGGCGTGCGAAGCCACCAATACCAGCCGCTTGACGTGTTCAGACTTCCGCTTGTGTATTCCGAATTTTTTACGCATTCCGCCGTAGGGTAGGCGACGCGGGAAGCGTCGTTGCTGAATAGGGCAAGGCGTGAACCCTCTGCAATTCCGTTTTCGTTTGCAAGCCCCACTTCGGTGGTGGACGCAAGAAACATTTTCGCCGCGAAGGTTTCATAACTGCCGCCGTCCGTTGAAGATTTTACAACGGTAAGCGTTGTGTTCAAAAGCTCCGCAACAAACTTCGGATCAAGCATAGCAAGGAAGCCCGCCCAAGCGTCGTACTCGTTTTTATTATCCCATACGTTCGCATTCGTCGGCGGCGCGTCCTGCCCGTGCTTTGCGCTGTACCATTTTCCCGCCGTTGCGTTGCTGTTCAGCCATTGCAAAATATTAGAATGAATGTGCCTGTTGTTGCCGTAATTCTTCCGGTCGCTGTTGCTGTTACTCGGTTCCTTTGCATCTGAACACATAAGCTGGATAATCTTTTCGGCGATCAGCGTAACGGAATTCGCCGGATACCCGCTATGGTTCTTATCTGCAATTTTGAATACTATCTTCGCACCGAAGCGCGATTGATACGCCGAAAGAACCGGAACTTCGATTTTTGTTCCCACGGCAAGGGAACTTAATGCTTTTGACATTTTTCCGCCTCCTTTGAATTGAAAAGCCTGTTGTAATAGTGATCCGTTCGCCGGATCAAGTGATAACAATTTCCCTTTGCGGCGTGTCCCCGCCAGCTTTGATAGGATTGTTCGACGGTCGCCGTCGTGATCTTTCCCCGCTCCACAAGTCCGCGCATTTTCTTCAATTTGCGCTTCATATTGTTTTTGCTTCGGCGGCGTACCTTCCGTATAACTGCGCCTGTTTCGGTCAAATAAGTGTGAAATCCCAAGAAATCCACCCCGTTCCGAAGCGGGTAAATGTTTGTTTTATTGTTCAAGGACAAGCCGATCGCGGCAACGTGTTTTTCGATCTCCGCGCGGCAATACTGCAAATAGGCTTTATCTTCGTGTATCAAGAAGAAATCGTCCATATATCTTCCGTAGTATTTAATGCCCAGCTTTTCCTTGATGAAGTGATCTAAATTATTGAGGTAGAGAAGGGCGAAAAGCTGTGAAGATTGATTTCCGATCGGTATTCCGACGTTTCCTTCTGTGCTGTCGATTATCATTTCAACAAGCCACAAAACGTCCGGATCGGTTATTTTCCTGCGGATTAAGGTTTTTAACACGTCGTGCCTAATGGAATAGAAGTATTTTGATATATCACCCTTCAATATCCACCCGTCAATTCCGTTTTTCCGGTAAAACCTCCGCAAGAATTCTTGAAGCCTGTCTAACCCGTAATGCGTCCCTTTACCTACTTGCGAAGCGTAGTTGTCCGTGATGAATGATCTTGTAAGGATCGGTTCAAGCACGTTATCGCAAAGCGAATGTTGAACAACCTTGTCTTTATAGGCATTCGACATAACTACGCGGCGCTTTGGCTCGTACACCTCGAACGTATTGTACGGCGAAAGCGTGTATTTCTTCGTTTGTAGCTGGTAGCGTAACAGGTTCAGTGCTTCAAGAAGGTTTACTTCAAACTTTGCCGCCGCTCCTTTCCACCTCTTGCCTTGCCGCGCCTTTCGGTAGGCTCTGTATAGGTTCTCGAAGTTATATATCTTCTCGTAATCTGTCATAAAAAATATCCTCGCTGTTTGTAGCCTTTGCCTTCCGCCGCGCGGAATGCTCCGGCATCGGCGATCCTGTATTTGCCCCCGCTGTGGATCGCGGCGGCGGGATACACCTTCCTTTGATGATGGTATTCTGCTTTCGGCTTGCGCCTACTCGATCTCATTTTCCACCGAAGCGGGCGAACGCCCCTGTTCCCATTCCACGCGTTGTTGTTGTTCAGCGTGCCGTCGGAATTGACGTTGCGGACGTTGTTGGCGTTCGACGAATTAGGCGTAACAAGATGTACCCCAAACGGTTCACCCTCTCGCACGATCCCGCTTTTTCCACGCGGCTAACATATACTTCACATCAAGCACAAGTTTAGACCAGTATTCGCAACTGCTTGTTGATATGAAGCCCTGTTCGTGCGAAAGCTCTATGAAAAATAGAAGCTCCTTGCAATAGGTCATTGCCTTTGCTTGAAGCCTCTGCCGTTCCTTGAATTCCTGCGCGTCCAGAAGGTTTAATTCGTTCGCTTCCAGCGCGCATTCGTAAATATCCACCGCTTTGTCCTGTATCCTATTTACAAGGGTAAAACGGTATTTCTTTAGGAAGCGTTCTGTTGAATTTGTGATCGTGAACGTGTGCTTGATTAAATCCTTGCACTTCACAATCACGTTAAATTCCGAAGGTTCCTTTCTTCCTCGCTCCTGCCTCTGCATTTATGCACCGTCCTTTTCGTATGCGGTCAATCAAAACGGTATCGTCGGCGCACCCCTCGAAATCAAAACCAACCGCCGTAACGAAAATCGTTGCTTTGCTTCCGGTTACGGTCGTTCCCGTGATTGTCAAAGTATCTTCGCCGCAATGCTCGCACGGCGGCGAAAGCTCGACAAACAGATTTCCTATAATGCACGATAATTCCGCCCGTGTGCAAGCGTACCGTTTTAGCATTCGATACGCTGTAAGCTCTCGTTCCATACGCCCGTTGTATTCACGCCGGAAAGGTCGTCAAACAGGATAAGGAACGGATTTTCGGTTATGTCATTGAATACGACGGCTTCGATCAGATCGACGCGGGCGGAAAGCGCCGTAATCATATTCAGAAGATTTCCCGCCGTGTTTTCGTCCAGCACGTCCTGCAAGCCCGCGAACCAAGTATCAAAATCGGTTTGCGCCTGTGTCTTGAAGTCTGCGAAATACTCTTCCAGCGCGTCGTATTGTGTATTGCCCTGCAATTTCAAGGAATTCATATACGAAACAAGGGAATTGTACTCCGCCGCGCTGTTGCTTTGATATTCAGTGAACCACGCTTCAAGCTGTGCGTTAAATGCTTCCGTGTCGATCTGATCGACAACGGCGGCAACAACGCCGCAAACGGAAGTATCCAGCCGCTTGTCCGTGATCTTCGATCCTGTAATTGACGTAACGCCCGCACCGATGTAAATATCCGCAAGCGCCAATTCGTAAATATCCGCGTCCCGCTCGATATTCGGCGCGGTAGGGGAGGCGGAAGGGGAAGAGGATTTCACCTTCACCGAAATAAGGCGGTTCGTCAAATCCCAACGGACGACAACGCGATCAATCCGGTTCAAAACGCCGTCAGCCGTTGCAAGCGTCAAGGAAAGGTCGCTTGTGTTGTTATAGAAATAGCCGTTGATCCACGCTTTGCCCGCCTTCACGGTTACTTGCATTCCGTTTCCCGCTACAACTTGAAGCCCCGTTGAAGGAAGCGGGAAAACGCCGTTTCCGATGAACGAAGCGAAATACGAAGCCCAATCTTCGGCTTTATATTTTCGGTCGCCGGATACGCTGTTAAAAAAGCTCGATTTTTCCATATTTACACCCCTTTATTTTGTAATCTGCCGTATTTGCGTTAAAAGCGCTGGCAAGCTCTCGCCGAAGGTAATATCAATCTCTTCGACGTTGTTTTGATAGGTTTCCGCAATCTCTGTTATACGAACGTCAATGCGAATTCCCCAACGCTTGTTTACGCAAGTAACGCGGTCGCCCAAATCGTAATCGGTTCGGTAGATCAAAT